AACAGCATCAAACATTCGATTTGCACCCAAGAGTTGGTACTGACCGTCTGGTGTTTTCCATGCGTAGCCAGATGATGTGTCTCTGATCTCGCCAACTGGGTTGTTGTCAACAATCAGCGTGTTCCCTTCCCATCGTGTTGGGTTTGTGCCAAGAGTCACTTCTTGCACATCAACCTTGTTCTCAGCAATGTACTGCTGGACTTCCTCACGGGTGACGCTCTTCTTGCCTTTCAAGAAGTCATCCAGCCCGATCCACTTCACCTCGTCCTGCTTAACATTCTCGCCCTTGAGGATGTCGTTGAGCATGGCCTGCCCAGTGCCTTGCTTGCGCTGGATACGCAGAGCGGCCTGCTCGACAGCGGAGTAGAATCCGATGTCGCTGGTGGGCGCAGTAGGCGCACCTGTTGGGACTTCCCCAACAGGCTTAACGCTTGCTCCTACCGGGATATTCTTTGGCAGCTTCTTGCCAATCGCCTTGGCCCCTTTAGCGGCCATGCTTGCAGCCTCGGGCGCACCCATGAGTGGGTTGAACTCACCCATCGCGCCAGCCACCTCGGCGGTCTGCTGTCGGCGCGCCGCATCTGGCGCACCAGGCGGCACCACTGGCGGCATCATCTCGTTCATGCGCTCAGTGGTGGGCAGGAAGGTCTTTTCCTGCAGACCCCTGGCAAATGCGTCCAGGCGGCTCTGATCCTCTGGCCGGTTGAACACCGAGCGCAGGCCTCGAGCCAGCATCTCCACATCACCACCAAAGCCAGCCGTCTGCGCCACCGTGCCGCGCAAAGCGCCAGCCAGCGTGTCGAACAAGCCCATCGCGGCCTCGCTCATGGGCGCATCGGTGCGCCCCTTGCCTGCGCCGCTGCCACCCATGGCAACTTGCACCGGCTCGCCTGGAGCCGCAGAATCTTGTGGTTGTTGCATCTCAGCAACAGGCTCCTCTGGGAATTGGGCGGTAGTCAGCGCGGAGAGGAATTTGTCTTCGATTGGGCTGTAGGCCATCAGTTGCCCTCCGCTTGGTTCAGTAGGTTGCGAGCACGCTCAACGGTGCGCTTCTTGTTGGGGTCGTTGCCTGCCAGCCGCTCGAGCGCGGGCAGGTTCTCACGGGTGATTGGGCCCGTGATCCAGCTGTTGCCAGACAGGGTGGGCATCCGCTCCAGCGCCAGCCGAGCGGCCTTGGCCTCCTCGGTGTTGCGGCGCTGCTCAAGGTCGGTCGTCAGTTGGTTGAGCACCTGGCGGGGCGAGATGATCTTGCCCTCCTTGGTCGCGTCAGCCTGGATCTGCTGGGCCTGACCCTTGAGCGCCATGTAGCGCTTGAACTCCTCGCCCTTGGGGTCGAGCACCACAGGCTGGCCAGGCACGGTCGGGATGCCAGACAGACGCGCCAGACCGCGGTCGAGCTCATTCTGATCCCGGCGCTCCTCGCTGTTGAGCAGCTTGAGCGCAACCACCTTCTGCTTGGCAATCAGACCAGGCGCATTCCAGATCTGGTCTGGGTTGGAGATGGTGCCGTCAAAGATGCCGCGCAGGACATTGAACTCTGCCACGGGGTTGCCTTCCTTGCTGGGCTCGCGCAAGTCCTTGATGACCGACAGGGGCACGGCATCTGGGTTACGCATGGCGATGGCCGAGATCTGGTCGGTTAGACGGCGGCGCTCTGCGCTCCCCTCTGGCAGCGCCACGGCGCGGTCGTAGAGGGGGATGAATTCCTTGATGTCCGTGCGCTTCTGCTCGTCGCGCTGCGCCTTGGCCAGGTTCTCACGCTGGGTCACGGCGGTCATAAAGTTCTGCTGAATCTTGGCCACCGCATCGGCATCGCGCAGCTGCAGATCCTTGAGCATTGCGCTCTTGTTGCCAGCATCGCCGGCGTTGATCTTGTTCCAAGTGGCCACCGGGTCGGCCATATAGGCATCGCCCTGGAGCTCCTTGCTCACGGCCTGGATCTTCGCGTTGCGAACCGCCGTCTCCAGCTTGGTGCTGTACTGCTGCTGGATGCTTGCGTCACCGATTAGCGCCGACTGCACCAGCACATTCTCGCGGAACACCTGGGTCTGAGCCTCAAAGTTGTCGGGGTCGGTCGTCGCAGCCTGCTCAAGCAGCCGCACGCCAGCGTCGAATGTCGCGTCGAACTTGGCGATCCGCACGGCTTTTGCACGCTTGAGATCGTTCTCATACGCAGCCTTCAGCACCGTGTTGCCGTAGGTGGCCATGCTGGCGCGGAACTTGTATGCGGCATCGGGGTCGATCTGCGCCAGCGACTTGCCCAGGCCATCGCTCATGGTGGCGATCTTCTGTGACACGGTTTCAGCATTGACCCCAGAGGTTGGATCCTCCATCTTGGCCAGCAGCTTGACGAGCTCGCCCTTGCCCTCGGCCTCAAAGTGGGTGGCCAACTCCAGGCTGCGGGCCTTGCGGACAGCCGCATCAAAGATGTTCATGTTGGAGCCGAGCTCCAGCGGGCCAATATTCCCGCCTTTTGCCGCCTCAATCTGAGCTGGCGTGATCGGGTTCTGCGCGGCAAACTCAAGGCCAGCCTGCTCCTGCAGCTTTGCAGCCTGGCCAAAAGCGCTCTGGCTCATGCGGTCTAGTAGCTGCGACAGGGTGCCTGCATCCTGCGCCATCTGGCGGCTGGCGATTGGATCAATCTGAGGGACGCGAATCTCGGGGAGCACAGCATTCCGCACCTGGGTGAAGCCAACGCGACCTGATTCAAGGAAGGGTAGTGTTGCCATTTTCAGCCCTTGTAAGTCTTGGCGAATTCTGTCATGCCTTTTACGAGTGTCGCATCAGCAAGCAGTCCGCTAGTGCGGCGGGCAGACTCCCCAGCCACCTGGTATTGCAGAGCCTGCGCTTTAGCCCCGTACCGCGTGAGCTCGGCCTGAACCTGCGAATTCAGCAGCATCGCGCTCGCATCCTCAAAGCCCATAACCCTAGCCACCAGCGCGTTGAAGTCACTGATGCCGACATCTCGCATGGTCGCACGGATGTTGTAATCCTGCACGCCAGCAGCCGAGCCCTCAAAATAGGCCACGCCGTTGGCTGCTGCACGCGCTCTGGCCGTGGCGTTGGTGCGCTCCAGGTTGCGGAGCAGAGCATTGCCAGCCATCTTGTAATTGAGCGACTCAAGCTCTGCACGCTGCAGCGTCCGACCAGCTTGAATCGCGGCATAGCGCTCCTCCTGGTCAGCCCGAACATTGGCGATGGCCAATGTGTTGATGGCATTTAGCTGATATGCGGTCTGCTGCTGGATGCCAGCCGCCTGCTGCGCGTAACGCTGGCCGACACTCGAGATCAACCCGGCGACGGCCATCAGGTTGCCCTGCTGTTGTGTTGTAAGGTTTAAGTCCATCAGGTTCCTCCGCTCACCGCGACCTTGTACTCGAGGCCCAGCAGGGTCATCTTCAGCGGCAGCGTCTGGCTGATCTCAATCGCTGCCTCGCGGTTGTAGCCGCGCACCCCGTTGACCCGCTTGATTCCCGTATAGGTTGGCTCTGGGTCGTCTAGCAACGGGTTGTCAAAAGTGCGGAATGGCACTGGGTTATTGTTCAGCTGCAAATGCTGCGTTTCATCGACGATGGCATTGATCTCAACGATACGCTTCTTGAACCCCATGCGTGTGCCCGTTTGCAGCTTGACCTCGACCGGCATGGTCTTGGCGTAGACCGTGAAGGGCAGGCCAACCTCGTAGCTGGTCACACTCTCTCGGTCGAAGGTTACAGCACCGCCGGCGCTCACCGTCTCGTTGGACTGAGGCACCCCATCGGTGATGACATTGAGCGACTTGCCAATATGTGGCAGGCCAGATCCAACACCTCCAGCAGAGCCGCCAACGAAGGCGCAGTCGGTGTAATAGTCATACCCAAAGAGCTCGACAAAGTACCTTGTCGATCCGTTGAACACCCGCTTGGTAACGGCATAGATGTCGGTCACATCCACATTGCAGTCGAGGAATTCTCCGTCAGTGGTGAACTCGCTCGGCGCGGTGATCTGCTGCGATCGCATGACGCTGAAGACAGCAAGAGTGCCGTCCTGCGAGTTGACCGACAGGAGCAGATCGCCCTCGTCGGTACTGGTGGCGCGGCGCAGAGCCAGGCGGGTTGGTGTCTTTAGCAGGTGGCCAGCCAGCAGCGAGATGCGCTGGGTCACATAGGTCGCCTGCGTGTCAGAGTAGAGGAACTCGTTGAGAGCCTTGCCCTGGCGCTGGACATAGACCGAGCCAGACTCAATCGGCTGCACCCGTGTGCCAGGCTTTGTGCCATTACGGCTCACGGCCTTGAATGCCAGTGTTGTTGGGGTGATCGGCTCAGTGCCAGACTGCGGAACATAGAACTCGCCGCCAGTGGTGAACACTTGCAGGTCGCGGCCAGAGATCATGTCCACGATCACATTCAGCTGGTTGGTTTCCAGGGTGGCCTCGATCGCATCATCGTCCAGCGACTCGGTTGGCTGGAAGTCAAAGAATAGGCCGATCTTGGAGCCCCAGATTGTGGCCGGTCTTGACTTGCTTCCGCCAAAGTAAAGGCGACCCTCGTGGAAGGTGACGGTGCGAGGCCAGCCCTTAGTGCTTGACCATACCGCCTCGTAGCCACTCTCAAGCTCCCAGCTTCCCTGCGGGATGTTGCTGGTGTTAAAAAATGGATACTCAACCACAGCTCGCACAGATGTCCCGCTGTCAACCGCAATGATCCGCGCACGGCCCTGCGGCACGGCGTTGATGTACTGGCCAACATGGCTAGATGTGAAGAAGCTGTTTTGCGATGTCAGCGTCACATTGCCAGACACAGCGCTGGGAGTCAGGTGGCCTACAGACGGGGTGGTAACCGTCACCGTGAATGCGTAGTTTGGGATGCTGTCGAAGGTTATCGTCGTTGCTGTCCAGCTTGAGTCTGACGCGCCGCGCACAATCTTGACCGGCGCGAGATCGGGATGCACCACAATTAGCGTGTCGGCGCTCTGTGTCCAGCAGATGCTGGAGAGCATGGCACCAGTAATGCTGGAGACGGTCAGGTAGTCGTTGCCACTCGCGTTGATGTTTGTGACGACAGCCCCGTCCTTGAAGACATACATTCGACCAGCGACGAAACACAGCATATAGCTGTCGTCCACAGAGAACTCAAACGGGATCAGCCGCACGCCATTGGCCGCGCTGGGTGTCGATGAGTTGGGGAGCTCGAGTAGGTGCTTTAGTCCTGGTCGGCGGCGCATCCCGCCCTGCGGCTGGATCACCACATTGGTCGCCTTGGCCAGCGCGTTCTCGTATTGCTGCAGATCAACACGCGAGCGTAAAAGAGGGTCGAGCTCCCCGGTCGTGAAGTTGGTCTGGATGTCTACGAAGCGCGGCATCTCAACCCCTTACTGCGATCAGGCTGAAGTCTTCGATGACACGCGATGGCTGGCCTTGTCCGTCGATCTGGGTGGCAGTGCGGAAGTAGCCGCCGCGCCCGTTCTCGCCAATCACGCCTGTGGCCACCTGCTGCCAGTACTGTGCTCGATCGGCCTGCTCGGTGATTGGAAGAGCCAGGTGCCAAGCCATCATGTACTTGAGCAGCTGGACAAAGTACTGCGGCATGGCGAACTCGCCAACGCTGTACTGATAGTCGATGTAGACAGCCGTCAGATTGGTGAGCAGCTGGTCGCCCTGGATCT